TGTAGATATACTTCCTGTGTCTGATCCAAGCATCTTTTCAATGGCACAGCGTATGTCTCTGGCACAAACACAACTGCAAATGGCACAGGCTGCTCCACAGTTGCATAACATGTACGAGGCATATCGAAGGGTGTATGACGCACTAGATATTAAGAATATCGAGGCGATTCTACCTCCTCCACCACAGCCTGCACCTACAGATCCAGGGACAGAGAACGGAAATGTATTGAAGAATATTCCGTTGAAGGCGTTTCAACAGCAAGACCATATTGCACATATACGAGTGCATGCAGCCATGGTTCGCTCTAAGGTATCCACAGTAAATCCACAGGCATTTATCTTGCTTCAGTCACACATACAGGAGCACATATCCATGCATGCTCGAGATGTAGTACAAGAGATGTTTCGCCAGATTATTCAACAGGCACAGATGGCTGGAGAGATGGCACCGCAGGTTGACCCTGTTGCTGTTGAGGCAGCAATCGCACAGCAGGCAGCCGATACAACTGAGCAGTTGGCACCTCTGCTTGTACCAGCCGATACGCAAGACCCATTGATAGGTATCAGGCAGAAAGAGCTAGAGAACGATACCATGGAGATACAGCGTAAGATACAGAGCGATGCGATGGATTTCCAAGTAGACCAAGCCAAGTTGATGCAGGCTTACGAGTTAGCGCAACAAAGAATAAACACGCAGTCTCAGATAGCTGAAGATAGGAACGATGTGAATATCTACAGAATAAATACACAGGCAGCATTGAAAAGAGGTGCTAAATGATACAAGCTTTAATAGGACCCGTAACAGGATTATTGGATAAATTCATTGAAGACAAGGACCAAAAGAACGCCCTCGCGCATGAAATTGCCACCTTGGCCGAAAAGCAAGCCCACGAGGCGGCCCTCGCGCAAGTCGAAGTCAACAAGCAAGAAGCGCAGCACAGGTCAATATTTGTTGCTGGATGGCGACCTTTCACAGGATGGGTCACTGCGCTCGCGCTTGCGTACCACTTTATTGCTGTTCCCCTTATTCTTTTCGCAACAGCGGTTGCTGGTGTCGAAATTCCTGAAC